TACTATGTATGTTCATACAATATTGCATAAACATTTTAGTTGCTAACGGAAAGCGTCCTTCCATACCATATGCCATACCGTATTTGTCGTTTCGATTAAAAAACTCTTCTGGTACTTGAGTAACACAATCTAATGCCATATATGAACCCACAGGATCTTCGGGGTTCCATAAATCGTCTGGATAACATTTGTGTATTTCTGCACCTATAATATTTTTATCTAGAAATAAATGTGGGTTCAATCCTTTTAAGTAAGGACTATTAGAGTCCAATATTGGCCGTTTTATTCTTTTCATCCATCTGTCGATAATATCGCCCCAACGTTTTGGTCTTTTGTCATTGCTTGGCAAATCTCTTTTTAGTTTCCAATATTTTGGATATCCACCTAGTATTTCATCTCCCATATCACCAGCCATTGTTACTACTATACCTTTGTCGTGTAATACTTTATTAGTATAACAATACATGGCAAGACTTGGATTGTATGCAGGTTGTTCCATAAAATAAATTGACTCATTCCAGTAGTCTTTTATTATTTCAGGAGTAATCATTACTTCAGTATGATTAAAATCGTTTTGATTAGCCAACACGTTGGCACAGTCGGCATCTTCGTTATAGTTTTCACCACCGTACCATACATATGGTGTCATCCTGTTAGTAAAAGTGTTTGCATCTCCCATTGTATTTTTAAGTTCGTATGCAACTAAACTTGAATCTAGTCCGCCACTTAAGAATACACCAATTTTTCTTTGCCCAATACTACACATTTTAACTGTGTTTTCACCCATTATTTTAAACTCTTCAGGATAAAACTTTTTATTACTGTTTGGCTTTATAAAAATTCTTTTACGAGTTTTAATTCTTTTATTTGCTATATCATAAATTAATGTTTCACCTGCTAATAATTTTTTAATTCCACTAAACATAGTATTACGTGTAGCATTAATACCTGTATTTGCTAAACAACTTATTGCTAAATTATCAAGTATACGTGAATTAGGAACTTTGTCTAACATACCTTTTATTTCAGAACCAAACACTAATCCTTCTTTTATTTCAGCATAGTATACTGGTTTTATTCCTGCATGGTCTCTGCTTAAAGTAACTTGTTTTTTCTTTGGTTCATAGTATGCAAATCCATGCATGGAGTCTATTTCATTTAAAAATTCTAAACCAAATTTGTCTAAACCCCAAGCAAGTAATTCTGTATCACAACCTGTAATACCAGCAAAGCCTTTGCCATTGTATTTTTCTTTTAGTTCGTAGTAGTTGAATATCTCACCATTATAGACAAGTGTATTACCTTTAGGAGTTTTCCATGGCTGTATTGATAGTTTAGGATTGGCCATTATACTTAAAAGATTATGTCCTAAAGTAATTGTATTATCCGGATCCCACCAAACTTTAAATCCGTCTGGGCCTCTATGCTTACAAGTATCAATGTATTTTTGAATAAATTCAGGATCTTTTGCTGTTATTCCGTATATGCCACACATTATTTGTCCTTAAAATATTTTTCTAATTTTCCTTCTTCGTTTCTGTGTTTGTTATCTGGATCAAGTGAATCTTTTTTAGTTGCCAGCACTGCCCATTCTTGTGACCATTTACCATTAAACTCAACCCACTTTGCTGTGTCAGGATTCGTATCAGGTTCAATAGCATCCTCCGGACATTCAGGTTCACATACTCCACAATCAATACACTCGTCTGGATTAATGACAAGCATATTTTCTCCTTCGTAAAAACAATCAACCGGACATACTTCAACGCAGTCGGTGTGCTTACACATAATACATTTGTCGTTAACAACATAAGTCACTATAATTTTAATCTCTCTTTAAATCGTTTGAATACAGTACCGTTTTTAATTTCTTCTTCTGTCCATTGTTTATAACCTAAGTCATAAACCCATTGTGTTCTATCTGGATATATTGGTGATTCTATTTTTAAAAGATCAGTGTTTGCAACAGGCCAACAAATAGCAAGATCTGATGTACAAAAGGTAGGCCTGCCACGGATGCAGGAATCAATGGTAGCAGTAGAGTTGTGAGATATAACAGCATGAACGTTAGTTATTGCTTTTTGAAAGTCGAATCTATAGTACTTTTTCTCATCGCCAGTAAAAAATTTTTGTCCTATTATAAGTTCACAGTCTTTAGGAAATTCATCTTTTCTTTTTTCTATAGCGGCCATATGATTTGGGTGTGGACGAATTTGAAATTTTCTTTTAGTTAATGGTCGCAATTTTTTATATACATCATTAAACCAATCAATTGGATCTAAGTCGTTCATACTCCAATTATCTTTTGGTTGTAATACGAATAATATTGGATCGTCTGGATTAGATTTTCTCCATGGTTCATATTTTACATTCCATAATTTTTTCATCATCTCCCATCTATCGGGTGGAGAATTGTCACTTAAAAAGTTTCCATTTCTCATAGGAGAATATAATGCTACCCGCCAATGATGTTTAGGATGTGTTATAGTATTTCCAAAACTAGATAGTATACCACCATCAAATGTTATAATGTAAATGCCTTTTTTCTTTGCACGTTCAACTAATTCTCGTCTACGTCCTTTTGTGTGGTGCATTTGTTTGTCGCCACCATAACCAAACATACAACCAATTGGAGCAGTTGGTTCCATTTCGTTTTCAACAGTAGGGCCAGTCCTGTGTTCGTCTATAATAATTGGATTATCACCAACAGCTTTAATTCCTGTTGCCATATGTTGTAGAAGTTCCCAACTAGCACCTCTACGTCTATCCTTTACTGTTCTTCTAAATATCTCAACGTCCATCTAATATCTCCATAGCATAACCATTTCTAAATTCTTCTTGTGTAAATTGTCCATAAGCAAGTGAATTAAACACTGGTCTAGGGTCTTCATATATTGGTGTTTCAATTTTTGCAAAATCTGTTTCACATATAGGTAAACAAGGGTTTTCAAAATTAGCAAAACAAGGAACACCATTTGTTAATGCTTTAATTGTAATCGAACTATTAAATGTTACTACTGCGTGAACTTTCTCCCATTCAAATGGTCTAGCTGGTTGTTTATTTTTACTAGTTCCTGGTTGGAATCTGCCTTGATCATCTATTATTGTATCTGGATTAAAAGGTTTTTCTCTAATAACTATTTCTCTATCTGTATTTTCTTTTAAAATTTTTAATGTATTGTCCAACCAATTTTTGCCATCAAACATATTTGCCATAGCGTGACTAGGCGGAACAACCAAAACATATTTGCCATTTTTATGGAATGGTTTAACTGCTTCTTTAAATGTTTTTTTAAATCTATCGTCTGGTCGGTTGTCGTTAAATGTTTTAACGTGTTGATTTTTAGAGCATCTCATCCAATAAGGAGTGCCTCTACTTTCTCCCCAATATGGTCTGTCGATATAATAAAAATCAATTCCTTTCATTTCTGCCCATCTATATACAAGGTGAGTGCCTCTTAATACACCCATGAATACAACTTTATCACAATCGGTTGATGTTGTTACTTCCTTGTGTGAAACAAGTTTTGCATCCATACCTCTTGCGGCCGCTTCTACGTATTTTTCAGTAACAGCTCTACCTGTTTTTACTGCATAGTTCATCTTATTTCCTCAACGTTATACATTTTTGCATAATTCCTTTTAAACTCTGCAATAATGTTTACACTTCTTCTGTACATAGTTGGATTAATTCTGTTTGATACACTGTGTACTGTATTAGGATTTGCATTACAAAACATTACAAACGTATTTCTTTTGTATGGTACTGTGGTATGTACAGGACCTAAATCCTCAGTATATACTTGTCTACCACCTTTCATATCCACTTTTCTTATATTATTTTTTGTTGAATGTATTTGAAAGTTACCGCCAGTACTTGTATCATTTTTATAAGGCATATACAACAATCCACCAAACATTTCCATTGGATTGTCTATGTGTGCTGTTCTAGATGTTTTTTCTGTTATTGGTTTGTGCATAACAACTTGACAATCACTCCATAAATTAATTTCTTTGCCTGCCCATCCTCTTGCACCTAAGTTTTCTTTAAGGTTAGGTAGCAAACTTGTTAGTTTAGGTTTATCTTCTAGCCACGGTTTAAACAATTCGTATACTTCCATAAACCATTCAGGTGATGTATGATAGTTTGCAAATTCTCTCCATAGGGTAGATTCAAATGTTGGTTGTAACAAAACATCTGATTTCATTCTATAACATATACCGTTGTCAAATGGTTCAGTTGCTAGTAAAGTTTTTTCTGGAAATTCTGCTTCTAGCTTCTCATATAACTCCCACGGTAAAGCTTCTTCTATTACAACGTGTGGATATGGATCTGTTATAAGTTTTGGTTTTTTCTGTAGCAACGAATACATATTTTTATTATACTTTGTATCAATCTAAATGTCTAATTAAATCTGGTATATTAACTTCAAAATTTATTAAATCATTAATTCTTTTAACACCTTTAGGTCTTGTTTTGTTATATTGTATTGGTATTGTTTTTGCAAGATATATTTCGTGTTTTAATTGTAAATGATGTGATAATAAAGGATAAACTTTTTTGTGTAACATATTAGGATCTTGTATTTCAATTACTTTTGTACCAGCCTTGCACCAAAGCAAATTTGTTAGTCCTGCACCATGAGCCGCAAGAACGTGTGTTGCTTCTGCAAAAGTTTTAAATTGTTCTTTTATAGTCATGTTTTCTAAAGTAACTGTTTCCCAACCTTTTAATGCTAGTATCAGTTCGTCCGAGTTAATCATTTTTCTCGTTTTTGCTCCAGGACGTAGTACAATTATTTTTCTATGTGGAGTTAATCCTTTGAATCCAAACAACCCTTTAAAATGTCTTAACCATGGAGCAAGATGAGGTGTTGTTACGCCATCATCATGATTACTCATTGACGGAACAATTAAATGTTGGAAACGCCAAGTTTCGCCTTCGGGCATAACATAATATTTTAAATCTGGAAACATTTCTTTAGCAACTTTATCAAAGTAAGCACTAGGATTGCTCAATACATAAATGAAATTTGAAAAAATTAATGTACCTCTTTTTTCTATTAATCTAAATTTAGATATAACGTCAATCCAAATGTGCCATGGATTATTTGCACTTTCTTTATCTATAGGCAACCATACAAATTTATCACCATCAAGTTGTTTTGTAATTGGTGGCATAGTAAGTTCAATAGTTGGCTCTGTCCAATTATCCCATAAGCCGTGTGTCTTTTTTGGTTTGTGTTTGTATTTGTGTAATAAAGGCCAGACGTTGTCAGTTATAAGATGTCGATCCTCAGTAATTAAACAAGGCAATGAGTTAACAGAGCAGTTCCTAAATTCAGCAACAAACGTTGGCAAACTATGGAAATGTGTTTTAGGTGCTTTTTCGTGATATTTTACATCAAACCCATACTCATGATCCACTGTTTCAAAGCGATCTAAAAAATACTTAATACTGGTAATGTTTTTCACTGTCTGCATTTTGTATAATTAATTATAATATTTTATGGAACCTACTCATATTTTTATAAACGGTTGTTCGTTTCTTACGTATCGTGTTAAAGACGGTATAATGACTCATGCTGGAAAAGAATTAGAAAAACTAATGGGATTAGCAAGAGGAGGACATTTAGCAGGAGGCGGACGAGGAAATAAAAGAGTTAGTATTACAACTAAAATTTGGTGCCAAAGAAATCCGGAGTTAGCAAAAAAATGTTTCTTTGTAATTGGTATAACATCTGGCACAAGGTTTGATTTTCCCACTAATGACGGGTATAAAAAACATAAATTTCCTGATTTAGCGTCATCATGGAAAACATTTAGCCCACAAAAAGATACACCATCTAAAAATTTTTTTAAACATCTTTTCTCAACTCATTTGGACATAGATCAATTAATTCAGTATGAATCAATTGAAACTACTGTTAATTTACAAAATTTTTTTAAATTAAACAAATATCCTTATGTAATGTATAAAACTATTTCAGATACACCAATAAAAAATGCAGATGTTCGGACATTATATGATATGATAGATAAAAAAAGATTTTTTAAACCAGAAACGTCACATTATGATTATATTCTTGAAAATAAATTAGTTGCTAATATGGCAGATCCCCACCCTTCCGTGGAAGGACATAAACGTTGGGCAGAACAATTAAAAGAATTTATAGATGCTAACAATTTACGCACCATTTAATAATCCAAACAGTAAAGCCTGGGAAGTTTTTAATGGAATTAAAAAGTCTTGGCCAGAACAAGTTGCTGTAAATGATAATAGTATTGCAACAGAGCCGTTAGCAAATTCAATGTTTTGGGGTTTTGTTAATAATAATTTAGAGTTAGTTAAAAAGTTAGAAGCACGTAAGCATCAGTATTGGTTTACTGATACTCCATATTTTGGAAGATTTGATAATAACAATTTAAAACCAGATAATCATTATTGGCGTATTTGTAAAAATAGAATACACGTTCCTTTTTTAAAAGATTGTAAGTCTGATAGATTTGATAAATTTAATATTACAATAAAAGCACCAGCTATTAATAAAGGAACTCATATATTAGTTTGTCCAAGTTCAGACGGTATACACAATTATTTAGGTAGGCCCAATTGGCTAGAAGAAACAATAGAACAAATTAAAAGATATACAGATAGACCGATTGTAGTAAGACATAAGCCACGCGGTAGAGGTACGTCAGGACCAAGTGAAGCAAAGGTTCCTCTTTCTGAACACCTAAACGACGCTTGGGCGTGTGTAACAAGTTGCTCAATTAGTGCCATTGAAGCAGTATGTATGGGTAAACCTGCATTTTGTGATGAAAAAAGTTTTGCTAAGGCAATGGGTAATTTACATTTAGCAGATATTGAAGAGCCTTTTTATGCTGACCCGGAACCATGGTTGTATAGTTTAGCATATCAACAATTTACACCAGAAGAATATGAAAACGGCAAAGCAGTTGAGATATTATTAGATAAAGGTTTATTATGAAAACACAAATAGAAGAAATAAATGATTTTTGGGTACCATCAAAAGATAAACACATCGAGCAATGGAAAGCAGGCCTTCCTTTTACACAGAATAAATGTTTAAATAATTTTATAAACTATTGTGATAGTCAGAAAAAAAAGTTTAAAAGAGTATTAGATGTAGGTGCTTGGTGTGGTACTTGGAGTGTTGCAATGGAAAAATATATCAAGAACATTGATGCATTTGAACCTGATCGACTACACTTTGCTTGTTTAGAAAGAAACGTAGCAAGATTTAGTGACAGGATTAAAAGCCACAGGTTTGCAATAGGAAGTAAAGAAGGAACAATATCTTTAACAACAGAAGACGCAACACAGAAAACCAGAGTAAAAGGCGACGGTGATATACCAATGCATCCAATAGATTATTTCAATTATAAAGATGTTGATATGATTAAAATAGATGTAGAAGGATATGAAATGGAAGTATTAAAAGGAGCCCACAAAACTCTAACGTTTAATGATGAAAATCAATCTAATGTAAAATTTCTTATGGTAGAACTTAATCATAATACTGAAAAATACGAATCAAGTAACAAAGAAGTTAAAGAGCATATAGTAAAAAATCTAGGTTTTAAAGTTTTAATGAGTGAATGGCCAGATATAGTTTATTATAGAGTATAGTATTTTAAATATTACATATGAAAATTTTTATAACAGGTGTTGCAGGATTTTTAGGTTCTCATTTAGCAGATTTAATGATAGCAAATGGTCATAAAGTTGCTGGTAATGACAACATGATTGGTGGTTATACAGACAACGTACCACAAGATGTTGAGTTCCATCAAGTTGATTGTAAAGATTTAGATAAACTTACAAAAGCAATGGAAGGGTGTGATATAGTTTACCATACTGCCGCAACAGCATATGAAGGACTTTCAGTTTTTTCTCCTGTACTTGTAACACAAAATATATTTGAGGCTTCAGTTGCAACTGTAACTGCCGCAATTAAAAATAAAGTAAAACGTTTTGTGTATTGTTCAAGCATGGCAAGATATGGAGAGAATCAAACACCATTTAAAGAAGATTATGATTGTAAGCCACAAGATCCTTACGGTATTGCAAAAAAAGCCGGAGAGGATGTATTAAAAAATTTATGTAAAGTACACGGAATGGAGTACGTTATTGCTGTACCACACAACATAGTTGGCCCAAGGCAGAAGTATGATGACCCATTTAGAAACGTAATGTCAATTATGTTAAACAGAATGTTACAAGGTAAGCAACCAATTATATACGGCGATGGTGAACAAAAAAGATGTTTTAGTTATATTGATGATTGTTTATATTGTTTGAACGCACTTGCCTTTCAGGATAACGTAGTTGGACAAGTAATAAACATAGGACCAGACGAAGAGTCTACTACAATAAACGGACTTGCTGAACTGTGTGCTAATGAAACAGGACTTAATTTAGATCCAGAATATCATAAAGATAGACCACAAGAAGTTAAACTTGCAACGTGTTCATCAGATAAAGCACGTGAGTTATTAGGTTATAAAACAGCAACTAACTTAAGAACAGCAGTAAAAAAGACTGCAGATTATATTAGATTAAGAGGAACTAAAAAGTTTCAGTATCATTTACCACTAGAAATTATAAATGAACACACACCAAAAACTTGGAAAGACAAATTAATATGATTTCATTTAGTTGTCCATCTCGTGGCAGACCCGATCTTGCAAAAAGGTTAGTAGATACTGCAACAGAAACACAAAAAGGACAAACAGAATTCCTTTTTTATCTTAATGACGATGATGAAAAATTAGAAGAGTATAAAGACTTATTAGACGAAAAACATTATACTATTGGCCCAAATCAATCTACTTGTTATAGTTGGAACTTAATGGCAAATAAAGCAAGTCATGATATTGTAATGCTAATGGGGGACGATGTACAAATTCAAACACAAGACTGGGATCAATTAATTGTAGACGAATTTAACAAATACGAAGATAGGATATTAATGGTTGTACCATCAGATGGAAGAAGAAAAGGAACTCAAAATTTAGGAAAAGAAGTTAAATTATGGGAAGACAAACCTTTACCCGCGGCTCATTTTGCTGTACATAAAAATTGGATAAACACGTTAGGTTATCTTGCTCCACCATATTTTTGGCATTTTTTTGTTGATAGTTATACACAAAAAGTTGCAAGAAAGTTAAACAGATGTTTATATTTGCCAACTGTTGTTTTTAAAGCAAAAAAAATTTTTGATAAAACAGGTGAACAAGTTAGAACAAATCTTAATATTGGTAACAGAGATAAATTTACTTGGAGTAAAGTAAGAGATAGACATTTAGAAGCAGATATTAATCTCTTAAAGGAAAAAATGTTACCTTCTTCCGATGTTTCATAATAAAAAGATTAAATGTAATACGGTTAGTATTTTTAATGCTTTCGTATGAGTGCCAAGTTTTTCTTTCTTGTCCACAAAAAATAAATGTACTATTAGGTTTCCATTTTGCTTCTTTAACAAAAGCATCTTTGGTTTCTGCTGTATACATTTTAGTTCCAACATTATTTTCTGGTGAAACATATGTTATACTACTCCAAATTTTTTCAATGCCTTCTTGGTGTATATGAAACTGCCACGGCAATGGTGGAGTAACAGATATATGTGCATTTACCGCCAATTTTTCAAACCATCTATATTTTGGATACCTACCACATAACACTTTCATATTTTCATATAAACTTTCACAAATATTCAAAGTTTCATCATAAAAATCTATTCCATATTCTTTATAATTTTTTGGATGTATTTGTACTAATTGTGTTGTTGGAAAGTTTAATTTTTCAATACATTGTGTTTGTAGTTTTTCAAATACAGATTTATCAAATGTATTTTCAATAATTTGATGGTTCCACGGAGTTGTAATGACCTCAGTATTGAGGCATTTTTCTACAAAATTACTTCCTATCATGACATACTTTCTATTTTAGTTATTGCAGTATCTTGTCTTGATAGAAGTTTTGATTGCATAGTAGTTGTCCAGTGTTTTGTAAATTTTCCTCTAGAACAAGTATTACAAATTAAATTTTTTTTATTGTCTGAGTATTCTTTATCATATATTGTTTGATGTTCTTTTTGTAAATTTTTCCATACTTTTTCTATTCCAAGCTCAAAAACATTTCCATAGTTTGTTTTTCCATCAGCATCATCACAGCATAATACAGCTTGTCCGTCAACTAGTACTTCCATTTGTCTAAGTATACGTCCTCCGCCCATAGCACAGCCAAGTATATACGATTTTTCTGATATAGTTGCATTATAAGGTTTAGTCCAATCACCATCTCCGTCACCTAGCCTATTTTCCATCCAATTGGTTTTAGACTTAACTCTACCTAATGTGACATCTTGATATTCTTTTATAATTTCTGAACTGGCCACTTTTCCTTGTTTTTTATGTTTTATACCTATGCTTAATTTTTTAGATATGTCTGGATAATTGTCTTTTAAGAATTTTAAACTGCTTAATGTTTTATTTTTTTTAACCTTCATATATTCCCACAGTTCGTCTTCTGTATGTCCTATAACACTCATATGAATATTGCCTAACAAGTGTTTATACTTGTTTAAAATTTCAGATTGTTTTTTAGTAAACGATACACCATTAGTAGTAATTCCAATATTAATTTTATATTGATCGCATAAAGACATAATATATTCTAAGTCAGGTTGTACTAATGGATCACTATATCTCCATGGAAGTATGCCACAGGAATAATCTTTAACTTTATATTTTTTTATAAGTGAGCTGTAATCTTCTAGTAATTGTCCTATTAGTTCACGAGACATTCTTTTTCCGTGATAAGTTTTGTCTTCACTTAACGTGGTATAAGGACAACAATAACATTTTGCATTACATAAATTAATAGGTTCAAATGCTATTGACATAGGCAATGGTAGTTCTTTATACATCATAATGTATAGTATTTAATTAATGAGAATTTTCGTAATCTGTTAACCAAGCTTCTAGGTCTGGTCCGTTAAGTGGTTCAGGTGTAAGCCATTCTTGCACACCTTGAGTCATTTGCCATTTACCACTACCCATTTGATGAGATTTTTGGGGCTCCTCTATATTTCGACCAACCATATACCTACGAGTTCCTGGTCCGTGTGGAGCAATTTCTGTATGAATAACAATTAAGCCTAATTGTTGTATTTTTTGTAACATTCTCTCTCTATGATTCATATACTATTAGTTATCTGGGCAAATCTCTTATTAGTTGTCTTAACGATTTTATAATTTTGTCATATTCTTTTTCACTTAAATCTAATTGTAAAACTGGTCGATCAAATAAAGATTTTTCTCTTTCAAGTATTTTTATGGCTTTAAGTTTTGTTATAAAAAATGTATTAGGATGATATCTAATTATTTTAGAGCCATGTTTATCTCCTATTATTCCTAATTGAATGTCGTTGCCAGGATTTAAATCTCCCCTATCTTTAAAGAACCATAAACAAATTATTTCTTTGTCTATATTAATATTTCGCAAGTCTTTATAAAAAGTAAATTTTATTTTAAACTTTTTGTAAAATTCTTCCCAAACTTCGTGTGCTGTATTATTTTGATTTTCGTAAAGTATGTCGTATTCCTTAACAGGAACAATACCTGTTGCGTGTATGTGTTCCTTAGGTGCTTTGAAGTAGTGTAGTTTTTTTATTCGATCCCAATACATTATGTTGAAAACAAGTTAATAACTTCTTTTTTCCATACGTCGGCATATTCACAATCACGGTAGTTTTCAAACCACGGACCGCCTTCAGTGTAATGTAATATTTTAGGTGTACCGTCTTTAGGTTCTTTGTACCAACCTACTAACCAGTTATAAACGTGTGGCAGTGATCCAATATCTTCATCATCTAACCAACTAAATCTGTGTAGGAATTTTGGGGATTCTGAGTTTAATAATTCGGGTGTTAATATTTTATTTTTAGGATGTCCACAGTTCCATAGTACCATACTGCTCCAATTTTTTCTTGGATATTGTAATTGTATTTGTCCATCCATTTTAATAGATCCGTCTTCTGGTTTGTAATCATGTTGCACACAAACTACTGCTTTAGAATCATCACAATATTGTTCTAATTCTGTAGTAGGAACCCGCCAAACAAAATCACAGTCACAAAATACTGCCCAACCTTTATAATCATTTAGATATGGTACAAAAAATCTTGAAAAAGTAAATTCTGTTGATGCTAGTTTATCAACTTCACGTGTGTATATCCCATCTTGTCGCATATCGCTTTGTTTTAATGGAATAACTTCTGCGTTTGGGTCTTTTCTTTTAATAGAGTGTTGGCATACTTGATATGCAATATCTTCTCGTGAATCCCAACCTACATAAACTTTCATATTAGTAATTATTTAGATATCCAAGTACGGATATATTTTTCTCCAGTTAGTATTTCTTCTTTTATCTAGTTCGTCCAGGTAAAATTTAAATTTATCAATTAATTTTTTGTTTGGTTTCGTTTTTTCAAACGATTTCCAAATTCCAGTTAAGTGTTCTTGAAATTGTGATCTTCCATCATAATCCTCTATTTCGTTGATTAATTTTTCCATATCTTCTCTCCAAAATTCGCCTCCTTGCGCCATAGGATGTAAAAAATCACGTGTACCAATATCCTGTCCAAAATATTGTCCAATCCTTCTAATTTTTCTTTTTTCATTAACATATCTAATTAATTTTAAATATGGTTTAATAGTAAGACTTGTCATCACAGAATTTACATTTACTATAATCCATTTTTTATTAATAATATAATCCATGTTTCTTGTAACTATATCAGATTTCATGCCAGATCTACAATACTCTGCTTCAGGTCCAATACCGTCAATACTAACTGTTAAATCAAATCTACCAATGTTTTTATTTCTAATTAATTGTTCAATTTTATCTATATACATTTCTAATCTAGCAGGCGTACACATCATATTTGATACTATATTAAATTCTAAATTTCTATTTTTAACTTTTGCTAATGTTTCTAAAACAGGAATAGTTTCTTTCATATAAAAAGGTTCTCCGCCCAATAAATGGAATCGTTTTAGTTTGTGTCCGTTAGCTTCATACCATTTTAATGACTTTCTAAAATATCCTACTGCTTGTGGATGAGGTGCTTTATATTGATATCTGCCAACTGCTTCACCGTCTGGAAAAATAATTGGTCCATGTTTTTTAGCTTCTAAATTTATTTTACTTGAATCTCTAGTATTACAATATGTACATTGAAGATTGCAAGTATTAGAAACAAAAAGTTCAAATATTCTTGGAGTAACAGAAGTTGCAGTTGGATTATCACGTAGTTCAGGCGGTACTTGATTAGGAATGCCCTTCATTTGTTGCCGGTCACTTAATCCACCATTGTCTTCGATTTCTTTACAAACTTCACAATGACCAGAACCTCCGTTGGCAACTGTAGGCCATTTGCCACTTAACATAATTTTTCTTTCGTTTATTTTGTGAGGTAAGTTATGAAATTCGTCAAACTTATCAATGTCAATTGGTACTCTTTTGCATTTATGACAACTAGCTGTCTCTCCTGTTGTTGTCCAAATTGTTGACCAGTTCCATTTTAAAGGACAAGCAGGGTCTTTTTTAATCGGGAAATATTTTTGTTCTTCATCTACCATCATTAGAAACTATCTCGTGTATCTGTTTCCAATTATTTACTCTGGTAATATCGGGGTGGGAATATTCTCTATTGTATGGATGATCTATAAACAAAGGTTTAAGACCGTACTTTAATCCAGCTAAAGCATTTGTCCATTTATCCTCAACCCACCATAAACCTGTTCCGTGGAATTCTGCAAGTATATCGTCTTTATCTTGTCCTGTTTCTAGTATATGAAAGTTATAAAAAGCATATTCGCCAAATAGCTCTTCTAGTCTTCTTTTACGTAATTCTTGTGCAGGTATGTCAGATGTTTGTGAACTAATTGGGATAAATGTCCAACCTTCTGCGTGTAATAGTTTTATCCACGTTTGTGATTCTGGCATTGGAGGTTGTGTTCCCATCCAAGCACTTTTATTAAATTCTCTTATTGCAAGTTTAATATCTTCTGTAGCATCAACAAATCTACGTTGCATATCGTATTCTGCTTTAAATTTGTTTTTTAGTTTTGCTCCACGAGATATCATCCATTTAGTAAAATGGTTCTCCCATTCTAATAATACGCCATCTACGTCTGTAAGGATTATTCTATTTGATGTTGGCATCTTCCATACCTGCTACTCGCAATTTAACAATGTTTGTAATTTGCCATTGTTTTTGATCTAGCCCTTTGGTAATGCCTAGCCACTGGTTTCTTAAAAGTGCAAAATCATTAATAAGTTTGTCCATATCAATAACGTCTGCCTCGCCGTCAACATACTTTTCAGCATCTCTGCTGGACAATGCTCTATTATAATTTTCTAAAAATTTTCTAAATGTTTTGGATCTTAATCTACGTAATTCAATATTAAGGTATTCAAGTATTGCTTCTATTTGTTGTAATTGTCCAAATCTTTCTTCAACTATTCCTGGAAGTGACGCACTAGCTTTTTCGAGGTTACCATATATTCTAACTTCTCTTTTAGCGTTGTTTAATTCAGTTTCAAAGTATTTTATACACTCTGGAATCTTTTTAATGTCTCTACTTACTTCGTTATACCAATTAATCATTATCATATCGATCGTCGTAAACTTCGTCGTCCTCTTCATCCTCAAAAACAGTTTCGATAGCATTTTCTAGTATTGGATCGTATTCTCCAATACTTTTAATTTCTTTATGCTCAACGCCAATGTCGTCTAATGCTCTAACAAAGTCAACAGCCGCGTCTTGTTTTTGTCTATCAGGAATGAAGTGTGTAACGGAATTCCACAATCTTTCGATATCTTCGTGGGTCATTTCTACCATTCGTTAATCCTTAAGTTGGTCATCTTGTGATGATGCTTGTGATAATTTATCAAAATCTTTCATAAGCATATCCAATTTGGTTCCAACCCAGGCTTTTCTAAACTCTAAAGTCTCTTTTCCTGAGGAATCAACGTATTTTAGTCTGTTTCCTTGTTGTGTTAGTACACCTTTTTTCTCAAATAAGTCTACTAATCCACTGTAAGGATCCATTCCTGTTTCGTAAGGGATTTTAACTTGCACACTTTCAAATGGTTTTGAAAACCTAGTTTTCATAACTTTACAAGCCGCTCTAATACCCCTAACTTCTGTAATTTTGTTACCTTTTTCGTCTTCTTTAAGTTTTAATTTCTTCATTGCAATCACAATTGAACTTGCATATATAAATCCTTGTCCGCCTGATATTTTATCATCAGGATCAAACATATCTTGTGATGCGTATGTGTGATTAGTTGCTATAAGTCCAACGTTCCAAGACCCAAACATATTTACGCAATTACGCACTAGCGCCGTTAGTGCCTTCGGCTTTCTACCTAAGTCACCCTTCATTTCACCGTCTTCGAATTGTTTAACATCAGTTGGTGTTAGTAACATACCTAAACTATCAATTACGATTAGTACTTTAGGTGCGTTTTCTTTATCGTCTGCGTGTTCATCTTTGTAACCTTTCATAAAATCTGAAACTGTTTTTGCTACATCATCTACCATGGATAAACTTAATCTTAATAGTTTCTTTTCGTCAGTATCTACGCCAAGTGCTTCTAGCCACGATTTGTCTAATGCATTTTCAGAGTCAATTAATATTACATAAATGCCTTGTTGTTGTGCATTACGCACTAAATTGCCTGATGCTAAAAATGATTTGCCTGACCCAGACTCACCTGCTAGTACTGTTACTTTGCCTAGTGGAACACCTCTGTTAAAGTCTCCACTTATTAAATAATTTAACGCATAGTTTCCTGTGCTTATCCAATCTGTTGGATCATTAAATCCTATGCCAAGTCCTTGTATAGACTTTGTTATACTTTTTCTAAATTTTGTTGCGTCAAATGGTTTTGTCATTTTTATATTATTAT